GTTAAATAACGCGGTCAATCAGTTTTTAAACCCAAAGGTTACTAAAGCTGTTTCTAATGACCAAATGGAAAGAGAAGAATGCGATTTGCAGACTGGTGAATGTTATGTCATCAGATCTAAAGATGGTATTGTTGAAAGAATAAATAAAAAATACATTACCGAAGACGGTAGACAATTATTACAAGACTAAAACTATGTTAGAACAAAAGCTTTTACAAGAGGTAAATAGATTTAGAGAAATCAATAGAAATGCAACAAAGCATTATATTATAAAAGAACAGGCTGAGCCTGCAGCTTTACCTCCAGCAGATGCTCCAGCAGCACCGGATGCTTCAGCTGCACCAGAAATGCCAACCCCAGATGCGGCCGTTCCAGCTGCACCAGGATTACCCGATAGCCCAGCTATGGGTGAAACAGAAGAGGTGGACGTTACGGATTTGGTTAATATGACCAAAAATATTAAAAACGAGCTAGAGACCTCAAAAATGGAAAACGATAGCGTTATCCAGAAAATGGATACTGTGTTCAGCAAATTAGACGACTTAGAGTCTAAATTAAGCAATATGGATGCTATCATATCTAAGATTGATCAATTGGGTGCTAGAGTTGAAGAAATGAAGCCACAAACCCCACAAGAGAAATTAGAAATGCGTTCATTGGATTCTTATCCATTTAATGAAAAACCACAAGAGTTTTTTGCTCATAAACAAGATGAAATGAGAGCTAGCGGTAAAAATGAATATGTTTTAACAAAAAATGAAATTGAGAACTATTCAAAAGAAGAACTAGCTGGAAGCTTTAACCCTTATCAAGATGAACAACAACCTAAGTTCTAATGTAAATTTCTTTTTAGGACTACAAAATCAGTTTAAAATATTACACTGGCAAACTAAAGGTTATGCTAGACATAAAGCATTTGGTGAAATTTATGAAACTTTAGATAGTCTTATTGATGAATATGTTGAAATTTGTATGGGAAAACATGGTAGATTTATATTAGATAATTCTTCAAACACAATTCAAATGACCAACCTAGCTGATCTCAATATAGTTGAATTTTTACAAACTGCAAAAAATAGACTTATAGGTTTTAGCGGTGAATTATCACAAGAAAGAGATACCGATCTTTTAAACCTTAGAGACGAAATGTTAGGTTCATTGAATAAATTAGCCTACCTACTCACCCTAGAATAATTTTTAGGTATTTTTTAAAATATTTTTAGCCCAGATTTTGTAATCTGGGTTTTTTTGTTTATATTTTACTATTGTCAATTTAAAAACAAATAATATGAGTACAGTAGATGCAGTACTAGCACAGTACGAAAAAAGCAAACAATCCGCAAGCGGAAACAACAACAGAGTATCTAGCGAAGAAAGACTTAAAAGGTATTTTACAACAGTATTACCTAAAGGCTCTAAAGGGGAAGAACGCAGAATCAGAATTCTCCCTACAGCAGACGGAACTTCTCCATTTAAAGAAGCTTATTTCCATGAAATTCAAGTAGATGGAAAATGGGTTAAATTATATGACCCAAAACAAGACGGTAAGCGTTCTCCATTAAATGAGGTGTATCAGAGTTTAATGAATACTGGTGTTGAATCAGATAAAGAATATGCTCGTCAATATCGTTCTAAGAAGTTCTATATTGTAAAAGTTATCGATCGCGATAATGAGCAAGACGGACCAAAGTTTTGGAGATTTAAACACAATTCAAAGCAAGACGGTATTCTAGATAAAATTTTCCCATTATTCCAAAAGAAGGGAGATATTACAGATCTACAAACAGGTAGAGATTTAACTTTGTTCTTAACATTAACAAAATCTGGTAATGGTAAAGAATACACAACAATTAACTCTATCATTCCAGAAGATCCATCACCACTTCACTCAGATGATACGGTGGCAAAAGGTTGGGTTAATGATGAGTTAACTTGGTCTGATGTTTATTCTAAAAAACCAGAAGAATATTTAGAGATGGTTGCAAAAGGTGAAACACCTACTTGGGATTCAGAAGGTAAAAAATGGGTTTCAGGTGCAAGTGGAGAAGATGTGATTGTTGGTAAAAAACAAACAGTTTCTACACCAATTGAAGATCCACAAGAAGATGAAGATGCAGATGAAAATCTGCCATTCTAACCCAACGGGCCGGAGATAACGTCAATGGCCCATTTTTAAAAAATTATTATTATGGCTATAAAAAAACAAAACTTCTCGATTTCACAACTTGCTTCTAAGTATTCAAGTAAAACAACATATAAACCAGATCGTTTTTTGGATCTTGGCGACGCATTCTTGGATGCGACCGGTCTACCAGGCCCAGCATTAGGTCATATTAATATGTTTCTAGGTCACTCAGATACAGGTAAAACAACAGCATTACTTGGAGCAGCTGCAGACGGTATTAAAAAAGGTATGTTACCGATTTTCATAATTACGGAGCAGAAGTTTGATTTTGATCATGCTGCAATTATGGGTATTCCTGTAACAAAAGATGTCGATCAATCAACAGGTGAAGTAACATATTCTGGTGATTTCATTTTCAGAAACGATTTTGAATATATTGAGCAGATTACAGATTTTATCAACGAGATGCTTGATTTACAGGAAAAAGGTGAATTACCATATGACTTGTTATTTCTATGGGATTCTGTTGGATCTGTACCATGTAAGATGACATGGGAAGGTAAAGGCGGAAAGCAACATAATGCGTCTGTTTTATCTGATAAGATTGGTATGGGTATCAACCAAAGAATATCTGGCTCTAGAAGAGCAGATAAGGCTCATACAAACACTTTGATTATCGTTAACCAACCTTGGGTTGAACTTCCTGATAATCCATTTGGTCAGCCTAAAATCAAAGCTAAGGGTGGCGAATCTATTTGGTTGAATTCAACATTAGTATTCAGATTTGGTAACGAGAAAAATGCCGGTACAACAAAAATTTCTATCACTAAAAACAAGAGAACTGTAACTGTTGCAACAAGAAGCAAAATTACGGTTATGAAAAACCACGTAAATGGTATTCAATTTGGTGATGGTAAAATTATGGTAACACCTCATGGATTTATGAGAGCAAAAGAAGCGGCAGAGGAGAAAAAATCTAGAGAGGATTATGTAAAGGACAACTTAGATTATATCAGTTCATTATTCGACGAAAAAGTTGATAATGTTGAAGAGCTTAAGTTTGAGCCAATCCCAGAAGAAGAGAACGAAGATTGATTGTTTAACTATTAAAGACTAGACTAAATGTCTAATACATTATTGGTTGATGGAGATAATCTATTAACCATTGGTTTCTACGGTTTAAAAAACCATTTTTATAAAGGTCAACATATAGGTGGATTGTTTCACTTTATTGACACGCTCAGAAGATCATTTGAGAATTATCAATTAGATAAGATCTGTGTATTCTGGGATGGTAAAGATGGTCATATATCTAGAAAGAAAATATATCATCACTACAAAGAGAACAGAAAGTCGAGAACAAGGACTGAAGAAGAAGTCTTCTCATACCAAAGGCAAAGATCTAGGATTAAACAATACTTGGAAGAACTTTATGTTAGACAAGGTGAATTCGAGTATTGTGAGTCCGATGATTGTATCGCCTACTACACACAAAATTCTCCTAAAGAGAAAAAGATAATCTATTCATCTGATAGGGACTTAGCACAGCTCGTAAATGAGAATGTTACACTCTATAACCCATCACACAGAAAGGTATACAAGAAGAATGACATAATTGATTATGATCATGAGAATATCTTGATCGAAAATGTCAAACTAGTTAAAATCTTATGCGGTGATCCTTCTGATAATATCTTTGGGATTAAAAATATGGGCATCAAAAGATTAATCTCACTTTTCCCCGATATAAAGGAAAAGGAAATCACTCTAAGTGAGGCGAGAGAAAGGGGTAATCTTTTATTTTCCGAAGACAAAGAGAATAAATTGGTACAGAACTTTTTAACTGGGGTCACTAAGCTCGGCGTTTTTGGTGACGAATTTTTTGATATAAACAATAAAATGGTTTGCTTGGATGAACCAATTTTAACTGAAGAAGCCAAAGAAGGTGTTAATTCTTTAATAAAAGAAAATCTTGATACTGAAGGTCGATCCTATAAAAACACTATGAAAATGATGATGGAAGATGGTATTTTCACTGTTTTGCCAAAGAGTGATGATGCGTGGATAAAATTTCTAAATCCTTTTCTAAGATTAACTACTAAAGAAAAAAATAAACATACAATTAAATTTAAAATTAAATAAAAACTAAGACTTATGAACATTCAAGAACAAAACAAGTTTGAATTTTTACTTACACTAGACGGCAACATTATCTGCCAGCGATTTTTTAACGTTAAGGACTATAATCCTGATACCAGGAAGTCTATGAATCTGCATTATGAAGTAAAAAATATTTGTGAAGAAATTTCGGAAGATTTGAAAATAAAAAGTTCCGAATACCTAATCGAAAATCAAGGATTTTTTATGAATAACGATGTTGTGGAAGATCCTAAAGAGATGGAAGAACAGTATTTTTTATTGCAAATTAAGCAAGGTGACGATGTATTTATTTCAAGAATATTTGCTGCTCACTATTACCATCCAAAGGTTAGGTATGCTGTGGATATTCGACCAAAGTTGAGAAGAATTTTGGCAGATTTAACTGAAGTTTTGTCAGTAAGCGATCCAGAAACGACATATCTTCAGTACGAACTTTAATTTATTTTATTTTATAACTTATATATTTTATGACCGAGAAGAATTTTGGCCATTTAGGGCAAACGTATCAAATATCACTATTAAAAACTATTATAGAAGACCGAAAATTCGGTGAAACTATTGTTGAGGTCATAGATCAAAACTATTTTGATAATAATGGGTTCAAGTTCATTATGCAAAATATTAAGGAGTGTTATGAGAAATACGAAACACTACCTTCTTACACAGCATTAGAACAAAAGATATTGTCAGAAAGCGTTTCAGATACTGCTAGAACCGCTTTTATTGATACTATCAAGAACATACAAGAACATGTTATTGATCAGGGTGGAATTCCTTTAATTAAGGACAAAGCTATGAACTTCTGTAAGCAGCAAGTTCTTAAGAAAACCATCAAGAAAATAGAGGAGATAACAGCTAAGGGTGAATTTGAAGAGTATCACAAAATTGAGAAACTAATTCAAGATGCTCTACAAGTTGGTGTTAGTGATAACGATGTAGTAGACATCTTTGATAGTATTAGTTCAGCATTACAAGCTGACAATAGAAGACCGATACCAACAGGCGTTGTAGGTATTGACAATTTATTAGATGGCGGATTAGGGAGAGGTGAGCTTGGGGTGGTTTTAGCTCCAACCGGAACAGGTAAAACAACTTTATTGACTAAATTCTCTAACGAAGCTTTTAATCAAGGGTATAATGTTGTTCAAGTTTTCTTTGAAGATAATGTTAATAACATTAAACGAAAACATTTTACCATATGGACAGGCATTTCTCCAAAAGAACAACCATTACACGCAGAAGAGGTTGAAAAAATAGTTACTGAAAGAAAAAGTATTTCAACTGGCGAGCTTAGATTATTAAAACTGCCTAGTGATTCTGTTACTATTTCTGAAATTAAATCAAAATTAAGAAAGATGCAAGCAGATGGTTTTAGAGTAGATTTACTAACTTTGGACTATGTTGATTGTATCACTCCCGAGAAGACAAATTATAATGAAGAGTGGAAGGGAGATGGTGCAATCATGAGACAATTAGAAGCTATGACATCTGAATTTGATATCGCAATATGGACTGCTACTCAAGGTAATAGAGAATCTATTAAGAGCGAAGTAGTAACAACAGATCAAATGGGTGGATCTATCAAAAAGGCCCAAATTGGGCACGTTGTATTGTCTATTGGTAAAACAATTGAACAAAAAGAAATGAATCTTGCAACATTAACATTATTGAAATCCAGAATTGGTAAAGATGGTGTTGTATTCAATAACTGCAAATTCAATAACGAGTTTCTTGAAATTGATGTTGACCATCAGAATACTTTGCTTGGCTTTAAAACCGATAAGGAAGAAGAAGCAAAGCAGCGCAAGAACAAAATCTACAACGAATATCTAGCACAAAAAGAATTATTAAATAAATAAAAAAAACAAACACTATGACCGAGAAGATTCTAGTTGACAATCCCG